CACAGGTTGCAGGTGAAGCATTAGCACAAGGTCAGCAGACATTTAAACTAATGGATGCTGGAGTTCTGAAAGCTATTGGCTCTGGATTTGCACAAGCTGCCTGGGAATCTGCTGCATTTGAATCCATGGTTCAGGCCACTATGTTTAAGTCTCCAGTTCTGGAAGGACAAGACTTTAAAGATATTGCATCTAATATTCTTTTGGGTGGCGCCACTGGTGGAGTTATCGGAGGTGCAATCAATGCTGCAACCACATATGGAGTTATTAAGGGAACTATTAAAGAGGCCGATTTAGTTCAGAAAATTCACACACTCCGGTCGTCTCAATTTGCACTTTCTGACCCTGCTAATAAGATCATTGTCGCTGCAAGCGATTTGGAGGCAACTGCTGCATCAACTGATTCTATCTCTGAAGCATTACGGTCTCAGCGTGTAACTGCACTTAATAATGAAATCAGGTCTAATATCAATGCGCTTGTAGGTAAGTCTGATTCTGATCTGGGTAATGTTATTGCAGATGCATTTTTAGGTGGAGATAATGAGACTCTTGCAAGATCAATTCAAGGCGCAAAACTGATCCGTAGGCCTGCAACTATGGGTGAGGCCAATGAAGGTTATACCGTAGGTCACGTGAAATTGTATGGCTCCGATATGGGTAAGGTTACATTTGACCCAATTCCAGAATCACAACTCACACTCGCAGATAAAGTACCTGGAGGCCGCGCTGCTATTCTTGACACTGTAAATTCCTATATCCCAGGTTGGAGGAAATCTGGTGTCGTGTGGAATCCAATTACAGCTTCTGGCATGGATGAGGTCGAAGCTAGATATATCTGGGCAGAGAAGATTGCCAAATATGAAGATGGCATGACTGTATACAAACATGATATTCCTCTTCTAGAAGGTGCCAGAAGAAATAATATATCAGTTAATATTACAGACGGAGTGCATGAATATACTGTAGGACCAGTTGACCTAGCTAATGAACTTAAGATAGCTAAATTAGAGGTTGCCAATGAACTTGGCGATGCAAAGAATAAAGCATGGGGATTTAAATCTTCAGGGGAGGCCGCACAGGATGTAAAGACAGGCGTTAAAACTATTACATCCGATGACATTGCGCGAATTGCAAATGTATCTCCTAAGTTAATTGAGAATGATGCTGGTGCATCTATGTTTGCTCGTCAAGATGCGCAAGCTGCATATGATGAAATGAGGCAAGCTAAAGGAATCACTCGAGGTGAGTCTGATCTATCTTTCATACCTAAACACGCTGCTGTTGCTTATGACACTGCTGGTATGATGGATGCTTCCGGGAATCTTGCATCTGCTTTGGTCAATGTTAAGCAAGTTCAGAAGGTTGCACAAGCTGCGATTGATAGGGCTGTCACAGGTATATTCGGTGATGAACTTGCATCACAGCTATATCATCCAGGTGATAAGGCAATTTTGCACTCTGATCGTTTCGGTGCTGGTGCAGGTCTTGTTACATTCGCAAATGGTACTGCAGGTACTTTAGCTTCTTGGTCTGAGAATGTTGGTGCAGTAACAGCACGCTTGCAGCAAAGACTCGCAAAGAATACTTCTGACTTACTTGATTCGGTGGCGCTCCGCCTTCGTACGGATCAGAAAGCTGCAATCGAATTTGACAAGATTAATAATCTAGTATCTTCCACAACTGAGAAATACATACTCAATGAGGCAGGTGATGGACTGATTGCGAAAAAGCTAGTTGAGTATACTAAGAGAGTGCAAGCTGGAGAGAAAGGAGTTGAGGCTCCAATTCTGCAAAACGGCGCACCTGACACTATTCCATTCTCTTCACCTCTGGTAGGCGAGGCGATTGAAGCTCGCATATCTAGTAATGGTTCTCGTGTTGTGCATCAGAGAAATCTACGTGCAGCCCAGGGACTTGAGGATGCAAAAGATGAGGCAACTTATTATCCTATCAAACCTCAGCCAAGAGATTATCCTTACTTCGCATTCGTAAAAGATGAGACTGTAACTGGTGCAGGTGTAGGTCACACATCTATGATTCATGCAGCATCTCAGGAAGAATTAGATGCAATGATTAAGCTTGCGAGAGAGCGCACCGGATTCTCAGTATATACGAAAAAAGATGCTGAAGATTTCTATCGTGCTCAACAAGATTACTCTTTCGATCGCACCTTGCATGATAATTACATGGATGCATCTCTTAAGAGTGCTGGTGTAAATAACCAATTCTTTCCAAAGACTGACCCTAATGCTATCGTAGATGGCTGGTTAGGTTTGGAGAGGCGCGCCGATGATGTACTTACGCGGGAGGCAGTTAGTGCTAAATTTGGTAATGAGTTCGATCAACTTCAAACTTTAGGGGAGCAATACACCAATGTCGCGTCGTCTCGTTATGGCGTTACTGCTAAGTCTATTGAGGGTACAACTCAGAATCCTTATAACGACTATCGTAAGACGGCTCTCAACATTTCTAGATTATCTGAGTATCCTCTTCTATCTGCTTTTAATAGGAATCTTGAAAGTGCTGTGGATAATGTGGTACAACGTGTTGTTAATGTATGGAAGCAGGCTGAAGAAGTTAACGATTTACAAAAAGTAAATGCAGCTCTCGAAGCCGCAGGTATATCTTCGCCTTATAAGAGTGCTGCTGATATTGTGCTGGCAAATCATTCTGCACCTAAACCGTATCTAAGTAACTTTATCCGAGGTGCTAATGCAATTCTCTCAAATACATTCCTGAGACTAGACCCTCTTAATGCTTTGAATAATGCATTGGGTGCTCAGGTACTACTCGGAGCAGAGGCTAACTCACAGGTTAAGAGTATTCTGAGAGGATTGGACCAGGCAGGTATAATTGTGCCTGGAACTCAAGATACCATACTTTCTCCCTCTAAACTGATTGCAAAAGCTAATATTAATTATTGGAAGGCGCTCAGAGGTGATCCTGAGTTTGCAGAGTTGAGAGCCTATTACCGAGCCAATGGTTGGAGTTCCACAATCTCTGACCAGCATAAACAAATGCTAGATGCACTGGCACTGCAAGGTACTGAGAATCCTGCACTGCTTAATAATAAGCTTGCACAAGCTATGAGAATTGCGAAAGGACTCACAGAAAAAGGTGAGACATGGACTGGTAATAAGTTGGCAGAAGAGTATAACCGATTTGTGTCCGCTGATGTTGCAAATCAAATGGCTGAGATTCAAATCAAAGCTGGCATGATGACAGAAGATGCTAGGACTTCTTACATCTCTACTTTTGTTAATCGTACTCAGGGTAATACTCTGGCTTCTCAGCGCCCACTTATATTCCAAGGTCCTGTTGGTCAAGCAGTTGGTTTGTTTCAGACATTCCAATTTAATACAATGCAACAACTCTTTAGGAATATAGTGAGGGCGGAGCCAAAGATGCTGCTATGATGATGGGACTGCAAGGAACTATGTATGGTCTGAATGGTCTGCCTGGGTTCCAGTTCATTAATCAACACATTATAGGTACCGCATCTGGTAATCCTAATCACAGAGATGCATACTCTACTCTGTACGGTGCGGCAGGTCAGACTGCTGGTGATTGGTTAATGTATGGTATTCCATCTAACATGCTCCAAACCAACATCTATTCGAGAGGTGATATTAACCCAAGAACTCTGACTGTGATTCCTACGAATCCTGCTGACATTGTTGCAGTGTCTGCGTTTGCTAAATTCGCCGGTAATATTAAAGAGACTGTAGGTAAGATAGCAGGTGGGGGTGATGTGTGGCAATCAGTTCTGCAGGGTTTAGAGCATAACACTTTGTCTCGCCCTCTTGCTGGTCTTGCTCAAACATTGCAGGCAGTTAATGGTGGTAAGGTTTATTCCACAACTTCACAAGGTGATATTAGTTTTGTGAACGACTTTATGTCTCTATCAACAATGTCTCGACTTGCTGGAGGTAAACCTTTAGATGAAGCAATTGCGAATGATGAAGTTTCTAGGGCAATTGTATATAAGGCCGCTGATAGAGCTAGGATGAAGTCTGCATCTGAGAGATTTAAAACTCATGTGATTGGTCCAGATGCTGATGTAAGTCCAGAGGCTGTACATAATTATTTAGATGCTTATGTACATAATGGAGGTCAGGCCCAGGACTTCAATAAGAATGTGCTTAATATAATCACAAGGACTAATACCCCTAAAGCTAATCAGATTATGGCTACATTAAAAGGCCCATATGCTGAGAGAATGAAAACACTTATGGGAGGTACGTTAGAGGATTTGCAAAGTGCACAGTAGAGTTGATAGAGTTGGTTAATTTGCAGGCGTGAAAAAGCCCACAGACCCTAGTTGGAATGTGGGCTTTCTTTTGTCAATTAATTTTATCTCACTACTGGTGGTATCTCCATTGTGAGTAGCCAAGCTTCGGCAAGGTCGCGTTGGTCAGCTGTTATAGGCATATCAGCTCTAATATTGCGCAACATAAGTACTAGAAGATCAAACTCTCTACTACTAAGTTGTGTTACAATTTCAAAAGATTTTACTTGTCCTACTGTTGATTTCATTTCAACTCCTTGTCTATGGCTTCGAGGGCTGCATTTGTTTTGCAATTATTAGCGTGCTTTTCATAACTGACAACGCCACAGCAAGCACGAGTCCCGACTTCATCATCTTCGCTGTTGTAGCAAGTCGAGTTTGCGGCTTTTCCTAACGCTTCTTGCGCTTGAGCTAGAAGGGCCGCATACTTGGCCCGCTCTGCTGCGAGTTGATCGGTGACTTGCTCGGCGGTGTAGACGGCATCAATCGACTTGGCAGTATCTTTGTAAACACCAGTCAACGTTTTACTTACTTGCCATTGCCACATGCCATCAGTAGTGTGTTCGGATACATAGCAGTAAGGCTCAGGCAGCGGTGTGGTTTCGTTGGTCATACATCTCCCACTGGTTTAATAAACCCAAACGACAAGCAGCCAAAGCGGTAATCGTCATCAGTTACGCCGCGCTTAAAAGACTCGTCCTCTCCGTTTATGTCTGTGACTTTGAAACCATTAGGAATGATTGCGTACCATTCTTTTGGAAAAAGCCAATGCTTGCCGATTTCTGTCTCATTCCACACGCCAAACCCAAGGGCGCGAAGTGTGGCATCGTCTTTGGTGCGTAAATTTTCCCAATCGCCGAAGTCAACAGACTGAGGGACTTGCACGCCGTCTACACGCTCAAATTGAGGCGTCATAATTTCAATTGATTCGCCGGGCTGCAATCCAATTGCATTTGCAAAGTCTTCCGCAAAGGTTGGTGAGTCCATCGCTAAGATGGGCGTTCCTTCTGGCAATAGAGGTTTAGTCATTTCTTACTCCTTTGTGCAGCAAGGATTGCTGGGGCTAATTTTGTATTTGGCGCTTTAGTTGGCGGCATCAGTAAGCTCGTAGGCTCACTCACTGCAACTTGCTGGGCACCGTGGGCGGCTGCGAGTCGCATGGCAGCAAAGATACGCTCAGTTGTCAACGGCGGGTTCTTTGTGGTGATGTTGTTCGCCTCGTTGTATATCTCGGTGAGTCGTTCTTTTGTCCAAAGCTTTGGGTCTATGCTCATGGTGTTTCCTTTGCTAGGGCTGCGTTGCTGTTAAAAATATCAATCGCTCCATCTAGGTACGCAGGACGCGCGATGTATTCGCGCAGTGTTTCTGGTGCTGCTTTAGCGGATTCCATGTGAGCCAACATCTTCCACCGCGCAGCATCCTTCTCCAACTCCCGCACCTTCGCCTGCGCTTCGGTCAGTTGGGATTGCAGGGTTGTGATGGTTTCGTTGGTCATGGTGTTTCTCCTACTCCAAATTTCCAAGCTTCTTTAGTCCAATCATCTGACAATCCTACGATTGCAGCTTTGATACTCATACCTTTTAGCTTCTCAATTAGTGTATCTGCAAGAGCTGCAAGTTGTTCACCATCTAGTTCTGCGTTGACTGCATAACCACAGTAGTGGCAAGTCTCTGCAAAGATTACTTCAATACCTAATCCTGCATGTTTCTGTAAGCGTTGAACTAACAGAGGATGGTGGCCTATCTCAAGTTGGAGTTGAATAAACTCCTCCGGGAAATATTCATGGTACATTAGAGTTGCTCCAATCCGTAACAAGCAAAAATAGTATTCATCAATCTCGCCTCATATCTTGCATCACCTAATGCTGTGTGCTTAATTTCATTAACTGGGTCTGCTATAATCTCAATAGGGAACAATGCTTTGAGAGTTCTAAGATCACGGTTATTACGGAAGTCCCAGAGATTGTGATAGCCAAGAGAATCAAGAGAGTATGATAGAAGCCTATTATCGAAGTCTGATCCATTTCCCCATATCGCGAGATCAGCGCCACCACTACGTAGAGAATCAAACCAGAACTTAAGTTGGTCAAAAGCATCCACATAAGAGTCTTGTCCAGAGAACACGTTAGCTCGTGCAAGTGCATTTTGTCTCTCCCACCATTCCATAGTTGCGTGATCTTTGTGAAATTCAGAACTTAAGCAGTCTTCATATTTGATTGTTGCCTCGAATTCACATGAGAGTCCTAGAGGTACATTGCGACGATCGAAGTTAGGAATGCAACATCCGATTTGAATGATTGCTGCATCCTCCCGTGTTGAGAGAGTTTCCAGGTCGAGTGCAATATTGATTAGTTTTGAGCTCATCCTAGAAAACTCCCACAGTCGTAGCAGAAATCAGCATTAATGTTTCGTGCATCACATACTTTACATACTTTAACTTCCACAGCCGTGGGATGGAATGTCTCCTCTTGGTGTGCTTTGTCTGCTCGTGCAATTGCAGCTTCATCAGAATAAGTCAGCCCTTCATACCTCTGAGCCAACTTAGCCATGTTAACTGCAATCACTTCCTCTCGTGTAAGTTGCAATAGATTCCGCATTGCTTGCATGTAGAATTCTAGGTCGCCCAGCTCCTCAATTACATTTGTAATATCAAGTTCCTTTCCGTATGCCCAATGCTTTTTGACTGCATCAAGCAGCTCACCTGATTCGCCTGATATACCTACTGCTGCGTGAAGAATATTAAGGGTTGGTGTGCCCATCTCTTTGAGTAGTGCTGCTACGAATTCTGGGTAATCTGTGTAAGTTGGTGTCATAATTTCTATCCTTTAACTGTTAGTTCTTCCATTGTTAGGTAAGACAGATCAATCATGCCTGTCTTATCCTCTAATCCCTTTTTCCGCATTGGGAGAAAGAGTCCTGCTACACTCTGAATCTTATCTGCCATTGATAGTTTCCGTATAATATCTCCTATGTCTGAGGGTTTCTCCAGGTCTGCACTTACAAGTTTGATCAAGTCTTTCAATACTACTCCATCATTGGCTTCAATGTAAGAGAGGATTTTGTGGGTAACGTCTGAGTTTTTTGACTTTCCAAATTCTCCGAGGGCTTTTGGCATAAGTCCCTCAATGTATGAAAGATACGTGTTAGCTTCGATGACTGTGCGCTCGTCAATTTCCTTCGATAGAGTACCTGCAGCGCATACGATGCAGAGTTTAAGTAAGTGAGTAAATCGTCTGTTGCAGTAAGAGTCGAATCTGAGGTCACTGATTGGTGAGAAGGATTGGTAGATGTGTTCGAGGAGGTATCTTGCTGTGTCTGTGTAGTCGAGTTGTCCGAAGTGGTAGGATTTGATTCGCTGTAACGAGGTGACAATGTTGGCTGTTTCTGCTGGGTCTGGTGTTCTTGGGAATGTGATTTTCTTTCCGTTGGGTTCGCCATATACGAGGAGTAATCTACTGAAAAACCCTTGTCCAAGAATGTCTGAAGGGAAGGCAATCGAGAATCCAGTTGGAGTATTTCCTGCGAGTATTGTAATAGTTGGATTAGGTATAGATACTGATTTACCTGTCTTAATACGATTAGCATATGGGGCGCCATTCCAGTCCCAGAGCGAACCGAGGATACTAAGGAATTCAAGATTTCCAATTCCGAAGAAATCATTGGCTTCGTCTGCACCGATGAACATTGGCCTGTGTGTTGATTCATTATCTACTCCAAAAATATTACGTTCAAGTATATTATCATCTTGCGGGGCGTCATCATCGTGACCCGCCAAGTCTAACAAAAATTTCTCCTTTGATGTTCTCTCTGCACTAATACTATTGTACCCTGCCTTAACTAAAATACTCTTCATTAATTTTATTGCAGTTGACTTACGTGTTCCTGCTGTACCAATTAACATTATGTATGGATTAGGAAAGATGTGGGAGTGACCATGTGGGATAAATAGATTACGTTCGAGAATTGCTCCAATTCCTGCAATGGCAGACCACCGATGAAAGGAGATTGGAACCTCGCTATCAGAAGTGTATGAGAGATAGTCATTGAAGAAACTGGAGGTCATGTTATAGTAGGTCTAAGTTGTCGGATAGTTCAAGCAACTCGTTTGGTACATCTGGCCAAGTATTGAGAGCGCGTTGAAATAGTAGTTTAACATCTGCAAGGTTACATCGAGATACTATAACACCTCTCTCTGTGATTACCTGCAAATATACGAATGATTGCAGAGCTCTTGCTGTCTCTGCAAATTCATGCATACTTATTGGGCGGTCAGTGACCATGGGAATCCTCCTGTTTTAGATTGAACTATGTCGTACACAAAAGATACTGAATCACCGTCTGCGCTAATCGAGAATAGTTTGACTCGTGTGACTGGTTTGTTATGTAGCAGTCCTGTCTTAATACATTCTAGCGCGGCTTCAATTGTAACATCGAGAGATACCCAAATATCTGGGAGTGCTTCGAATTGGCAATCAAAACTATAGACCGTTCCAAGGTGTTGACTTGAGAGATTCATTTATATTCCTAATATATGCAGGTGAGTGGGAAGTCTTTGGACCCGGCTTCCACTTCGGGTTTGCTAATCTAAATTCTTCGTAGGCTTTTGATGCTTCTTCGATCGAGTGATAATATCCTATGTACTCCTTTGTTCCATTTCTACTTGCTATTACTCTGTAAGTTCCTATTAATTTACCTGGGAATACACCAGTGGGTAGACCATTTGATTTAGGGAATTTTGTCACAGTTCACTCCAGTATTTCTTACCACATTTGAGAGCTGCTGGCACTGTGAACTCTCGTTGAATTCCTTTAATGTCTTTGATTGTGACTGGGATTTCCATAAGCTCTTTTACTTTCTCAGCTAAATGTTCGTGCCCGATTCTGTATTGGAAAAGAATTGAATCGTGAATCTGGGCAAGGAGTTTGAAATCTCTTGGGTTGGGTAATGCGACTTGGAGAAATACTGCTATGAAAGCTTTATTCAATGTGATTGCATTGAGAGATTGTGGGCAATGTGCAACATATGCATTCAATGCTGTCTTGCTTTTAGATGGGTCTCCGAAACAATACCTTGTCCAGCCTGTTGCACCTGAGAGCAATCTGTCTTTTGCAATTTTGAATTTAATCCAATCTTGATACCCAATCCGAACATCAGGATAAGTAAGAGTGAATACATTAAGTAAATGCTCAGCAATTTCCCGTAGTGTGTAGTGCTTAGGCAGACCCAGAAGTTTCTGAGCTTCTCGAATCTTATCCTCCCCCATCGTGTCAATGAGGACTGACCATCCCATGTTATAGTTAGCACCATGGTTAACTCGTTTGGCAAGATCTCGTAACTTTTTATCTTTAGTCTTTCCGGCGAGATCATCGTAGATGCCTTCGTAAGGTACACCAAAAAAGCTTGCTGCATTTGTTGAATGGAAGTCTCGTCCACTTGATACCGCTGCAATGAGGTTCTTATCTCCTGTGATATACGCTGTATCTCTGGACTCAGCTTGCTCAAGGTCTGCCTCACCGAGATAAAATCCAGGGTCGGCACATAGAGTTGATTTAACTTCGTCACCTCTGGGAATATTTTGGATTTGTAGGCCGCACCAGAAATGATGCTCTTTACTTGCCAATCTTCCCGTGTCAGTTCCGTGAGGGTTAAGTGAATATAAGATTCGGCCATCGAGTTCTTTTGCACCTTTCTTAGAAGTCTTAGTTATGTCTTCGTCAGTACGTAGATAAGTAGAGATAAGCTTACGATCACCACGAATATCAAGAATACGATTGAGGATGCGCGAATTAAGTGGGTGTCGGAGAATAGCTTTCTTAAGGTCAGTTTCATCCGTAGATTCCAGATCACCACAGCCAAGTATTTTAAGTAGAGATTTAACTTGAGGCGGCGAATTCGTATTAAAGTTTGGTACCCCAACCATTGTTCTAAGTTCAGCATATTTGCTTTCTATGTTATGATTGATTACTTTACGCTGAGATTCCTGGGCTACGAAGTCTCTTTTAATACCAGTAAGTTCAGACTGAATACATGGGAATAGAACCGGAAACTCCAGACAATAGTTACGTCTAGCCCAATCAGGCGCTTCGTTGATCCATCCCAGAAGAACGAGTGCTGTCTGATGCGTGTCCTTAGCGTTATAAAGATAATATGTTTCAAGATCATTTGTTTCCGCCAAATCTTTCCAGTACATAGACTCTCTCACAAAGAATGATGAGAGCGAGGCAAGGTCTTTAGGTAGTTCTGTATACCAGCAATGCATTAGTGTTGCTGTATCCCATGCATAATTTCTTAGGATTAATCCATAACGCATAAGGTAGTTAATATCATACTTACCATTTTGCAGAATCTTTTGCGCTGGGAGATCAATGAACTTTTGGCACCAAGCTAGAGCGAACTCAGAATCCAAAGGCAACACAAGAGAACGAGATACATAAACCCCATTGACCAGATTAAGAGTAGTAAATCCCACGCATCGTATTGCCAGATTTTCTTTATATGTTTCAATGTCCACAGCCATAAGTATGGCAGAAGAGGCAAGATTGTATTCATGTTCTACGTTAGATTCGCGAAGTATAGTCCAGTTAAAATGAGGGGCAACTGGCCACTTATCTTTATACACCAGCTTGGAGACATACCTTTTAAGCAGAAAGGTTCCATACGGTACTGTGATTGTTTGTTCCAGTGGGTGGACAATAACATACTCGATCTCATTACGCGTAAAAAGTGAGCCTGCATAGTTGTCAATACTTGGCGCTTTTGATGCGCCGGATTGAGGCAGTAACTTAGATAAGAGAGTCTGAGATGTGGTGATAACTCCTGTGATTCCTCGCTTCTTACAGTAAGATTCCACTTCGAACAGTGTTTGTATAGGCTCTGTGGAGAGGAAACACTTAGCTGATCCGACACAACTCTTAAGTTTAGGAAGGAAAGACTTATCGGAAGAAGTCCCGAGGAATAATAAGGAATCATGATTCATAGCAGTGAGAGCTGCGCGGAATTGGAGAGAGGTAGGTGTACTGGGATATTGGTGTGATCTACTTTTGCTTTGCCTGGAATCACTGTGAACTGTTGGTCTGATACCCGCATTGCAAATACATCACCACGATTAACAACTTCATGCACCATGCTTGATCGAAACATGGATTTTGATGGTACTAATCGAATGTATAGATCACCATTGTAGTAGAATGATTTGAGGAGTTGTGAGGGGAGAGACATATTATTTCCTTTGTATTATCTTGAACTTGGAGGTTGCTTCTTGCACCAGACATATAATGATTCAGGGAAGAACCACTTAGCCGGGTCAACATTCTCAAATACCCAAACTATATAGCCCGGGTTTATGTCTGCAACATCCGATGGAAGATTATCTTTGTATTTACCAAATGAGAAAGGTAACTCATCATCGCTTGACTTAGAAGGGGTTATTAGATCATCTAACATTGGTTTACCTTTCACTTCTGATTTATCTGCACGTGCAATCGGAGGATTGATTCTTTGTATGACTGTTCTATCATCATCGTAGTCTTGATATGGAAGCATACCTGCATCCCATAATGATAGTGCGTAATGATTTGGCATAATATTAATGTAAAAAGCCCCCACCCTTTTGAGGTGGAGGATTCTTTAAGCGAGGAGATTAGATGATTTGTACTTTTACAATATCAATCGAATCGCGACCTTCATACTCACCCTTGCCTGCGCGAATCTTAGTGAGCACTACAACTTCTGCATCCTTAGAGTTTGCCAGAACTTCAGTGGTTGTGGAACCTCCGAAAGTTTCTTGCAAGACTTTGACAACTTGTTTGAGTGCGCCTTGTGCATACTCACTAGCCGTTCCGTCTTTCTTTTTCAGGTTATAGAAGATTGTATTCTTATCACCTGCTGCTGGTGCAACTGAGGTAGGGTCTGCGAATTCAACTGGCTCAATGTAGTGCAGTGTGAGTTGTACAGACTGTTTCTTTGTATCAATCTTGCTTTCCAACTTGACCTTGTGGGCTCCGTTAGGAAACATTTGGATTGATGGCATATCTGCCAAGTCGTCGAGAGTTGCGTCGAGAAGATTGTCGAGGGACATGATTTGATTTCCTAAAAATATAAAAGAGATGAGATTACGAGGTTGAGATATTGTCTTGCTTAGGTTGCTTGTCTTGGGTGCTTTCTTGAATAAGTCCTTTCATTAAAAATAGATAGTTGATAAGATCATTGATTCGCCCTTCGATAGGTTCTGATAGATGCTGGTCGAAACCTGCGGCATCTTTCTTAATGTAGGTGGATAGAGAATCGTAATGTTTCGACATATAGATAAAGCAACATTGTAGAGGTGTAGTTCCTGTGAGTGAGGCGCCCCGTTTAAAGTTAGCGAGTCGGTCTGTTGAACCTGCATACTCTTGTCCTTTTGAGATTAGGAGTGCGCTTGTATCACGAACTGTCTGATCTACCAATGCTGTGAATTCTTTATTGTCCATTACTTACTCACTTTCTTTTTACCTTGTAAATGTTTGCGGCCTGGGCCTTTCTTAGTGTGAGAGTCAGAGAGTTCCTTGTAATGTCCGAGAAGGAGTTTCATTCTATCTACACCAAGAAAGACGTAGATTTGTTGGGCTTTGTTAAGAGTGAACATGGGTTATTTCTTTCCTAAAAGAGAGGTGAGAGCGGAAGTTGCAACTTGCTTCGCAGATGCAGTCTGCGGCGGCGGGTCACGGAATAAAGTTATAAGAGGGCTATCAGTAATAGACTCGAGAGAAATACCTGTACGGGAACCAGTATTAAGATTAGAAGCTGAAGTAGTAGAAGAGTAAAAATTATGTTTCTTGTTCTTGACTTCCGCGTATACAACATGATCGAAATACTTAGCTGTGTTACGAGAGAAAGCACGAGTGCCAGCCACAGGAACCAATTTAGTTTTTCCATCTTCTAACTCCGCTTCTGTTTCGTGTGAGATACATACGACATTGTATGGCGCTTGTTGAATATGAGAGAGGAAGATTTCCATCAGCTTACCTAGATTTCCCCAGTCATTGTAATCTAATTTATAATCATCAGGTTGTCCTTTGGTTATGTGAGAGACAGCAGAGTTGGTTAGTTGAGTTAGGGAGTCAAAAACAACGACTGTATCAGGTCCAAGCGAATTGAGTTCCACTGTTGAAAAGTCTTTACCTTCCTTCTTACAGACGGGGCATCCAACTTTTCCATGTTCCTCACATATCTCTGTCTTTCCTCCCTTGATAACTTTAAGGCACGTCTCAATGGCAACAGGGAACGATCTGGTATCTGGTATGGATATGATTTCAATTCGTTCTTTCCATTCTTCTGGGAATTTAAGTAGTGTTGTGTATCCATTTTCTAGATCAAACCAAATTAGTTTCTTAAATTCTGCCAACTTACCTGCGAGTTCTGTCTTACCTGTTTTTGGTGGCCCGTAGATTAGAACACGATGAATTGGTGATAGTGCTTTGAGTGTTAGTTTCATGATCCCATAACCTTATCTAGTGCTGCTTGATTTTGTGCAAGGTCTTCAGAGAGTTCTTTAATGTACCTTTCTTTACGAGCTTTAGCTCCTATCTCCATTGAATCAATAAAATGCACTACAAGTTTTTGCTCTGGGTGGATATATAGATTATCCATTACTGCATATGAATCGTTCTTAATGATTTGCATTTCAGGTATAAATCTCAGTGCTTCAATTGGCATTACAATACCTGAGTCGTAAGAAGTTCGGATGTAAATTAGTTGTGTCATGATTAGGATACCTTCGAGAGTTGTGAGTTGATTAAATCATCAAGCGTAATTTGAATCTGATATGCATCATTCGCTGTTTCGATTTGCTCCACTTGTTCAGGTGTGATAGGAGAGACTAGCTTGGTTGTGTCCATCTGACATAGGCCCATATATTGGCACTCTCTAAAATAAGTGAAACAGGATTCACCTCTCATTGGGAATAGATCATGATCTATGTAAGATGTGATTGCTTCTGTATCGAGGACAAGTTCTCTGATCCATCTTGCTCGCTGGAGATAAGATTTTGTGAATTCAAATTGATCGTATTGGAGAGATTTCGTTCCATAGACAAGATATAAGACTCTGTAACTTGAAAGAGAGGGGAAGATTGCATCAAGCACAATAGAGTATCCAATTGCCTGAGCTGAATTTTTGTATGTTGCAGGGTTGAGATTAACTGCGGATGATGTTTTGCATTCAAGAACAACAACTTCTCCTGTGTTGTCATTCTGGAGAACTGCATCAACAAATCCGCGATACTTGAATTTATTTGGCAGAGTGATGAGAAAGGAAAGTTCGCAGGCAGGTTTACCATTATAATATACCAGTGAGTAGCCATCGAGATAGCCAGAGAGTCGCATTGAGATGAACTTATCTACTGCGAATACTGCGGCTGCAAATGATTTGTTTTGTTTGGGATTTTGTGCAAAGAGTTCTGGCTTCCATCCGAGAAACATAGCCCATATGATATCTTCATATGGTTTGTTTTCGAGTGCCATTTGAATTCCGAGTCCTACGATTTGTCCGTATGAGAATGTAATTGATTCTTCAATTGACTCGGAAGATTCTCTGATTGAGTTGCGCCTATCGAGTTCGTATTTTCGAGGGCAAGAGTGCAGAGTTAGGAGAGATGAGTAAGATAGATTGTAGAGTCGTGGGTCATTGATTATGATTGGTTGGTCTGGCCTGTCTGAGTTTTGCGCGGAGATTGGTGTGTCGAGGGTGAACATAGTATTTCTCTTATGATATTTGATTGTTCAGAGTCTGTGTAATTTGTTTCAAGTATTGTTGTGAATAGATATAGATTTAATATGTCTGATTGTGTGCGAGGTGGTATGCAGAGTGCAGATTCTCTCAGTGTGCGATCTGCTGGCGGTATGTAATTGTAACAACCTAACCATTCACAAAGAGTTTTATAAATTGCAATTGACAGAGAGTTACGATAAGTGCAGACTGCCAAGGATTCAGACAAGGTAAGAGAGGTCATATGTCATCTACAGAAATCTTCTTAAGAGACTTACCTTTTGATCCTGATACAACTGAGGCAATGATTGTAGTTTGAGTCTGCTTAGATAGGCCTGATACAATCACAGAAACTTGCTCTGGCGAAAGTAGTGTGACAAGCTCGGGGTCCTGTCTGAGATTTGTGTGAATATCTCGGAGAAGAGTTGGCATGTTCGGAAGAGTTTGTTGAACTGAGTCATAGAGTTCCTGAATTTTTAGTGAGATGATTTCGTGTGGTGTCATTTGATTTGCCTTTCTATATAGAATCCAATGTGATGAGAGGTTTTTTAACTAGTCTAAACTTAATGATTGAACCCTCTCTCTTATGATAGAGGAGGGTTCTTATTGGTGGATATGCTTCTGTGCATTCGAGTTTATAACCTAAATCCATGTCTTTTTCTTTCGTAACCGCTTTGACGATGCGGCGGTGGTATGCCCTGTGAGTTGAGATATCACAAAATCCGTTAAGTTTTATCTCAAGCCAAATAGGTTCGTACTGTCGCATAAGTACACACACTAGATTTCTGCATTGATCTTAACTCAGGGAGGAGAAGTTAAGTTACCAGCTAATGTGTGCGCTTATAAGAAGTAATGAGCAGTTTTACATCATGCTCAGGATACACCACGTTAAGACTCTATATCTATGGGCGCAGTGGTGTTAGGTTACAAACCCAGGTTATCTTCCAGGCTTTCTTCCTTAGCTGCAATCAACTTGTCTGCTTTCTTGAACAGGAAGTCGATAACTTCTGCGAACTCTCCAGCCTTTGAGGAATGTTCTGCATACATAGACAAACGCAGTTTCAGCTTTGCGATCACATCTTTCTTAGACTTAATGGATGTGAACTTACCTGCGAAAATCTTAGCTGCATTAGCTGCTTGTTCCTTAGAGGTGCCAGAGACAGCAGGCATAACTTCCACATAATCCAGTGCAAAATCTTCCCAAGTTTCTTTGGAGATACCAGAACGGCGATCTTCTTTTTCCAGATTAGCGATTGCATTCCAATCAACCAAAGAATAATCAAAGTTATCTGAGGTGATGGTTTCGTTTTCGTTAATTACATCGCGAGCGCGTGTAATAACTACATCGGCAACAGCTTCCAACAGAAGATCAAGAGCTTTTCCGCCAGCTTCCAAGATAGCTACAACACCTTCTACAGATGGGATAGGCAACTTGGTTAGTTCAACTGTGGCGCGCTTTGTTTCAACACCGGTTTCAGAATCTTTAACTTTACGGAATCCAAACTTGGCTTCTTTATAGTCCAGTTTGTTATCGAAGTTAACTACGATTGGAGCTGCGGTGGTGGAGGGTGCAGAGTTTGCAGAGTTTACAGAGTTTACAGTATCATTCATGATTCAATTTCCTAGAAAGGTTAAAAGTTTTTAAAAACACACTTGGATGAAGTTTTCCGAGTGAAGGATCAGTGTACCCTATGCGGTTTCAGTTGTCAACCCCCTATTAGATGTAAGATAGAAATAATTTAGGGGAATGATATGTATCCCCCACTTTTTGTAGCTTAAGATTGCAAATCTCCTGATTCTTTCTTACCCTTGAAGTATTCTGCTTTCTCAGCTAATGTGTTACCTTTGATACGTTGATTCCTAATTCCATTGGTGAATGTATCAGGCTCACATATTATAAAGAGTTCTTTCTTTGCGCGTGTGACCGCAGTATATAGAAGTTCTCTTTGTAACATAGTTGCATGAGAATTGTGGAGAAGAAGGAATACTTTCTCCCATTCAGAGCCTTGGGATTTATGTACTGTAAGTGCATAACCTAAGATAAGCGCATTTACTTCTGCTGCTTTTGTGATTGTTTTCTCTGAGTCTGAATCTTGCATAAGAAGTTTGATGTGGTGAGAGGATTGGGTTACCCTATCTTCATCATCTTCTGCAACTCGTGCGAGAAGGAAATCTACATCATCCTCGCTATAGGTTGCATCTGAATCTAATTTTGCACTATCAGAATTGTGGCCCCAATAGTCTAAGAACACTGATGCACCTTGAGGTGATACACCAGTGTAAGATGGATTAGGGTAAATGTCTAGTATGATTGCATCTTCGCGATCATATAATACCTTATCTCCGATTGCGAAATAATGTTTTATAAATCCTGCGATCACCTCGTGGACGATACGTTGATGCTTTTTTGCCATATGGGTTGCGAGAGATTTATTAATCTCAAGTGTGCCATATGATTTATTAAATGGAATTAGAATGATGTCATTTTCTGGGTTGTATTTACCTTCCTCGTATAGTTTATCAAATAGTTTCTCTGTAACTGTGAGAGCATTTTCTGCTTCTATCTTCTTTTTCCATGGAGTCACACTTAGTCCTGGTACGTTCCATTCTGGAAGTTCTTTAGAGGAAATTGGATTACCTGAGAGAATCCTGTGAGCGAGTCGTATGATGGGGGATTCGAGAGCTTGACGATATACTTCTGTAAGTTCGATTGTAGGTAACTCTGAGAGTTTGAATCCTAGAATTGCTGGCCCGAATACTGGAGGTAATTGTTGAATGTCTCCCAAGAAAATGATTTGAACAGTGTGACCTAGAGCGTCTATGATCTCCTGATATAGAGTTGTGGAAATCATAGATGATTCTTCAAATATGATTGTAGTTATTCCGCGCGGTAATGGATTGATTGCATTACGTTGAGGTGAGAATTTCATTGAAGTTTTCTCTTCACCTTTATCATTTATAACTTGGAAATACTCTGGCCCATATTCGAGGAGTTTATGAATTGTGATGCAATTATCTTTCATAGATGCATCCATATTTCTCCGAATATTATTGGTTGCGCGCCGTGTGTACGCACAGATTACAATTCCGGGTACACCTTGTGGAAGATGTTTATGGTCATGATTGGCCAGAATTCCAGTGAATGATTGTTGGATTAGATTCTGGACTGTGCCTTTCATACAAGTTGTTTTACCTGTACCTGCGGCGCCAATCAGACAACATGATTTACCCGAGCCAGATAGATCAATGAATGATTGTTGCGCATGATTATAGGTAATTGAATTACCATATTTATCTGTTGTGGATGATAGGAATGCTGCTTTGTCATCTTCTATTTGAATGATTTTAGCTGCAAGTAGTTGTTCTGAAATTGCTGTAAGTTCAGATGGCGGTTTAGATATGATAGTTTGTGGAGATTGTGATTCCGCTGCGAGTTTACGTGCGCGAGCTAGAGCTATTATCTCTGCAAATTTGGAGGATGATATTGTGGATGACATTTCGATCTCACTATTTTGTGTTAGAATGGTGCATCTTCGATTGGAGATTGTGGAGATTGTGGAGATTGTGTGGGAGGATTCAATGGCGGAGATTGAAGGATTTTGTAATTCTGTGCAATATTCCAGCGTGCTTTTGCTTTAATATAAGAGATCGTATCAGGGTACTGATTACGTTGTGGCTCATTTTGCGGTGCAGTGTCGATCATATTTTGTATATTGGCATCTTCTGCCGATTCAGTTGGTTTAAGGATTCTATAAGATGTAAGACTATTTCGGGATAGATCAATGTCTCCGAGACCTAAGTAATTCCTCTGCATCTCTGCACCTTTGCGAAGATATTTCATCAGAGCCATCGCGTAGATAGAACCATCAATTACGATGTTTTCTTCGCAATGTTCGATAAGTTCTCTTAGGTCAGATTCAGGGATTTGAAATATTGTTTCTGCGCGTGCACATTTGATAATGATAGATTCCCAATATTCGTCAAGACTTGTTCTGACACCTCTAATAGTGACTGAGAATGTAGGAAAATCACCTGCGATTCTTGCCCAATTTGCGAGGATCTTAGGGTAATCTTCTATGTTTTTATGAGATGATTTAATCAGTTTTTGGAGGCTATTTTCACGGCGTAAGAGTTCTTGGTCATTTTCGTGAGATTTGATATTATCGAGCCAATCATTGTAGTTTTGATTCCAGATTTGAATCCAATGATAGGTGTTTTCAAGAGTGGCTGTGTCTGGAGAGATTACGAAATGAGGCAATATAAATGATGGATGTTTTATTATATCGATTTTGCCTACAATGTGGATTAGTTGTTCCATATTGTTTGCTACGATTGATGCAGTCTTAGGTGTGTAAGATGCAGGCACACGCCACTCGATAAGAGATGTGCTATGTAATAGGGAGAGATAGGTGAGATAAGATTCTGTAGGTGTTAGTTTACCATTGGACCACAGACCCGCGAGAGCTATTAGTTTTTTCTTAGATACGTGGAATAATGGATGTGTAACTTCGCGAGATGAGATTGCGAATGGTAAATGTTCACAAGAGAATTCCACACTACTGTATGCACATATGATTTTTGCCATACAATTTCCTTTCTATAGGCCCATTATTTTAGATTCGTATGCTGCTTCTTCTTCTTGTGTCATAAGATTATTCTCATATCTCTGACGCTCTGCGACTTCAGATTGTTTAATCAGATGAGTCTCGGATAGTTTATATGCGGGTGATATTGCACCTACTTCCACTTTTGCTACCAATGGAATTAATACTTTTCTAACTGAAATATCATCAGGTGATTCTGTGATTCCAGTCAGTTGTATGATATGTTTAATTTGTGCTAATGTGAGCACTGGGCGGAATTTAGTGAGTGAGTGAGAGATTGTCATTTTAGTTCTCTGCTTTCTCATTTATGTATAATTTAACTTGATTTGCAATGGTTGATTTTGTAACTCCGAATTCAGAGTATTGATTCATACAATATGTGTATAGAGAATCAAGGCTCCAATTAGGATTCTCCCGAAGGAAATTATATATTAAAACTTCGGCGTGGGTACCCTGATAGGATTGTATTTTGGGGCGATTAGATAGGCGAAGCCGTGATATATCTCGCATTGATGCATAGTCTGTTGGATGTGCCATGATAAATTACTCTCCGGTTGTTGCGATTGTGTAAAGAAAAAGCCACATATATAATTCTGCGCACTTGTTAGAATTGTGGAATTTTGTATCCTCCCATTCATCAAATGATATGAGAGCTTGCTCCCAATAGTAATTTGGATGATTTGGGAGAGATTTACAGGTATGGTGTTTTGAGGCCATTTTATTCTCCTGTGTTTGTATTTGCAATATGGGTTATGAATTCTTCGTAGGTTAGGTTATTATCAATTATGAATTGATCGTATTTAGAATGATACATTGGTTGTGTGGATTGTGTGGCACATCCTGATAAAGATGTGAGTATTATATAGATTAGAATAGCTGTGAGTCGTGACATTTTAGAATCCTATCTAGTTCCATGAGAGGAATACAATTGTTCGCCATCGAATAATGCAACATAATCATAATCTGCCAACTTCGCACGATTTTTCATAAGTTGTAATTGAGTGTAACTAGGCAATTTAGAATCCATGTATAGGATATCATTCATACCACATGGCCTAGTTTGTAGCATATCTTTATTAGTTCTATATGCTATGAAACGATTACGATTAGAATTATATGACATTTTAGAATCCCAATCCATGTAATATCTCTATAAATCTCGAATGAGATAGATGAGTTAGATTTTGCTTTCGCATTTTTGCGACGTGACAATGATATAGATCATTCATTTGAGATTGTGACATGATTTGGTTTCCTATAATATATGTGTATGTATTTACTATTCTAGGTTTCTTAACTCATTTACGAATTAAGAATATAAAATAGTATGGCGTGAGGTTTGGCACGCCAACCCCAATGCCACAATGCCACAATGCCAAACCCTTGTCAACCCCCCCCCCTGAAGGCACCATACAATCCACCTAATATAACTATATGCAATCCGAAGGATTGTGAGAGATTGTAGGTATGTAATATAGAGCATCTAACGGTATATTTAGGGGGTATCAAAATTATTTATATAAAATATAATACTACCTTATATTAACTATCCTATACCTGCATACATTACATTAGATCACTGATAACATGCATTCTATATTAGTGTGTGTGAGGGTGAAGGGATGAGGGCATGGGAGGGTCGATCTGGCAGACTGGCAGACTGGCATTTTGGCATTGTGTCACACGTGCCAGAGCACCCCACACCTGAAATAAAATTAATCAATCTTAACTTGATCTATGTTTGCAACATATGTTGCAAACTTAAACCATTCAGAAGATGTTGACTTAGTGAAAACATCTACCATTATCTCACCTACCCTCACAGAATCACCATTCATAAGAGCTTGTTTAATATCTCTCTTTAGTTCCAAAATAGGGTCAGTTATATTATTCCAATATGAAAATGATTCTATAAGCTCTCTCAATTCTCTTCTGCTTTTTTCGCCTATGTTAGGGCATTTTGCGAATAGATATGATTTAGGCTCTGATATTCTAATAACATCATTCAATGTAACATAATCAGGCAAGCCGAGATAATCCGCTTCATTGATTAGAACATTGCATATTCTATGAGACAAGTTATCGGATAATAATGGGTCAAGAGTAACATTGCGTGACATGATATAACCTCCAAAAATGTGCGGACAAAATCATCCACCGCTAACCCTAGAGCATATCCAAGGTTAGCTAGTATGATTCTAGAATCTTAGAATCCTAAATCCAATAGCTCCGATACTTCGGGAGGGTTCAGGCGATTATAGAATCGCTTATAAATCGCATCTCCTCCCATCTCACTCTCAGCAAGCCTCAACAATTTAGTCAATGCATCAGCTACTTTAGTAGGAATTTTCGCCTTACTTCCTAGAGAATCCGAAAACGCCTTACATGTTGCATTGACTCGCTTTTCAATATCCGTATCACTTACACCATTTTCCATTAATTTCTCAGTGTATGGGATTGCGAGATACTCTGTGAACCAAGATGCAATCCGCGCAGAATCCCACTTATCTCCTACAGACTCGCTCATAAGATGCACCACAATTGCAGACTGCGCTATATCTTCTGATCGCACATCTTTTTTACCTTCCTTTAGGCGCTCAGAAATAATGGCATTCTGAACATTTTTAAAATAGTCCACACACAAATTCTGAATTGTGGAGGAGGAAAAATCGATATCTTCCGCACTCAAAATCGGCACTGAGGTCGCCATTGTTTGTTGCAAAAATTGACCATAGTTCCCGTCTTTGTCTTTCTTCGCAATTGTAACAACCAAACGTTGACCTTCGAATGGTTTAGACTTTTTTGCATCATAGACTTGTGCTGTATGGATATTAGATACTACTGACATAATATATTCTCGATTCATAAAATGATGGTTTAGGGAATATTCCCTGATAATATACTAAGCATTTCCTAATATATTATCAGTGAGTATTATTTAATTATCTAATAGTTATTTTGCCTTGTGCATCATAAACAACTAACCCAAAACTAGCGAAACCAACGACCCAATAATCAGCACCTCGCATGGCTGCATTGTTAGTGGCAATTTTAACTGCAATTTTGATTTGATCTAAGTTAAGCATTTTTAGATTTCCTTTTCGTTTAAAACGTAGTTACTGACACTATTATATAAGCAACTCTCATGCCAACCCGCCAATTCTCCAAAATCTCCTTTAAAATCAATCACTTACGCGCGCACTGTATATCCATCCAGTAACCTAGTGTAAAGAATCCCATAAAAACAACATAATTCTCCCGCATTGTGAAATATTCCGCCTCTAATTGTCGGTAAATCTTACATCTCATATTGTGATATTTTGGTGCATTCTATCATACATGTTAGTTAGTGCTTACTAACTTAGCCTATTTAGTTCAGTTATTTTCCTTTGTGTGTGAGTGCTGACTAACTTTATGTGATTCATCGGGTTTGTAATTAAATCAATCCCATTTACTTAATCCATTTCACATTATGAAATACTTAAATGCACCACACTGGCCTAATAACTTAACTCAATTGATTTACTTTAATCAGTTAGTGCCCACATGTAATGAGAATCATTCGCATCCATATTATGAAAACCTATCCTACTATGCGAAGCCGTGGGGGTAAGGCCTTTTACGTTTCGCACGTGGCTGTTATCCTAAACCACACCCCACATTTTACTAAAATTTTTCAAAACGCACTTCACAACTCAACTAACCCAAATCAACAATCCCTGCTCACTTAACTAACACATCCACTGTAATATTACCTTAAATAGTTAGGAAATTCCATGGCCACCTCCACAACATCCACCACAGAAGAACGCGCTCTCACCCTATTAGGACAAGGTGTACCTCCACAGGCAGTTGCCAATGCACTCGGAGTTGACATATCTCGCATCTCCCAACTACTTTCACAAGATGATTTCGCAGCCAAAGTTGTAGAAAAGAAGTTCGAGTCTCTCTCAAAATACAATGAGCGCGACTCCCATATAGATGACCTAGAGGATAAATTAATTAAAAAGCTGCATGATTGTCTACCTTTCATGACGCGCCCAATGGAAATATTAAAATCATTCCAAGTATTAAATGCAGCAAAGCGCAGAGGAGCAAGCGCACCAGAAGACCTAACACAAAAACAAACCATCATAAATCTCAATATTCCCAAAATCATCATTGACAAATTCCAAACCAATATCCATAATCAAGTAGTCCAAGTCGGGCAACAGACCCTAGTTACCTTACCATCTGGACAAATGTTAAAACAACTGGAGGCCTCAAATGCCGCCAAACTCTCCCACCAAGAAACTCCCCACAATGACCTCTACACAGTTAGCACACCAGCAGAAACAGTTAGAACTCAACAAACAAGTGGCAGCTAAAATGCTCCACTCTTTACGAGCCCACTTAACTGCATCCTCTGTGTCTGTTATAACTGTCTCAGATAAAAAATGACCATTCCCGCACCAGATTCCACCCTAACTACTGAGGTGGCGAGTGGATCATATGACAATGCATATCAGATTAATGAGGTGCAGGAATCAGCACGTAACTCTCTTGATTTCCTGGCAGCACTTGCCACCCCAGACACATTTAAGTACCTATTCCCTCCAGTATATCAATCAATCTGGTTGTGGCTTCTAACTTATGTGCACAAAACCAGAGACTTCTCTCAACTAGCTCTCGGGCTGCCTCGCGGATTTGCCAAAACATCTCTAATTAAACTATTTCTCCTGTACTGCATACTTTTCACAAATAGGAAATTCATTGCAGTGATGGCAGAAAATTCCACCAAAGCAGTTAATATTGTATCAGATGTAATGGATATGCTCTCGGAATCCAATATTCGTAAAGTATTCGGAGATTGGAGAGTTGGAGTTGAGACAGATAGGCAAGACCTAAAAAAGTTTGGATTCCGAGGTCGCAATATTACAATTCTCGCCGGCACAGTTGAGACAATTCGAGGTATTAATCTTAAGAATTCTCGCCCAGACGTAATGATATTTGATGACATACAATCTAGATCCATGGCGGAATCCCAACAAGTCTCAGATGCACTAGAACGAGAAATGTACGGAACTGCCATGAAAGCTAAGTCGCCGGAGGGGTGCCTTTTTGTATTCATTGGAAATATGTACCCAACAAAGTGGTCTATTCTGCGCCACCTTAAGACAAATCCTAATTGGATTAAATTCATTGCAGGCGGAATTCTCTCAGATGGCACATCTCTCTGGGAAGAACTCCAACCAATTACACAACTCCACCGCGAATTCCAAAACGATCTTGCAGCAGGTCACCCAGAAATCTTTTACTCTGAAGTTCTAAATGACGAAAACGCATCTGCAAACACTGCAATCGACATAACTAAAATACCAGAGTACCCATTCGAAGATAATGATATCCCTGCAGCTAAATTTATTATAATTGACCCTGCAAATGATAAGCAGAAATCAGACGCAGTTTCCATAGGTTACTTCGAAGTACATAATGCATACCCTTGTCTTATAGAAGTCGTAGAAGGTAGGCTATCCCCAGGTGATACAATACGGGAAACGCTTAAACTCTGCTTCACTCACGGCGTAACACTAGTTGCAATCGAGTCCAATGCATTCCAGTACTCTCTACTCTATTGGTTTAATTTCATCACAGCACAAATGGGAGTGCACGGAATCGAACCTGTAGAAATCTACTCAGGCTCCACTAATAAAATATCTCGAATTCTCAGTATGTTCTTACAACTCCTTAAGGGAGAAATATACAT